AATTAAGAGATCCAACCTTTTTAACTGTCTTGGACATTTTTATTCCAAGTTGAGTTTTTGAACCAGAAAAACCTTGTCCTACAATTTGACCTGCCCTTCCCCTCATAGAACACATTAGTAGATTTTGGTATTCTAAATCATATTGGAGAATGCTAGCTACTTGATCACCAATATCATTCACCTCACAAAGAATGAATGCTTCATTGTATTTTTTAGCAATTTCCCAAATTACATTTGGAAAAAGCATTGGTTTAATAGTATTATTTCTATACTTTGCCACCACTCTATGTGGAAACTCTGTGATATCTGTGACAATAAATGCAGAGTAGTCATTACCAACTCCCCTTGCTACGTCAACAGTCATTACATAATCATGTCTCTTCTTAGGTGGTTCATATACATCTAAACCAGCATTTCTTTGAATAGGATTGTCATAGATAAGTGTCTTAAGTTTACTAGGAGCAATTAGTGTATCAACAGAACCTAGAAACTCACACTCAAACTCAATCTTGAATTGTTGTTCAGAAGTGTTCTTAATGGTCTGCTTCTTCCACTTTTCATCTCTACCTGGTACTTCAGACCAGTGAACATCAGTGGGGATATAATCATTACTTCTATTCTCAGCATCATGCCACATCCTATAGAAGTGGTTCATGCCATGAGGTGTTGAGACTATGATGACTTTTGTGCTTTTACCAGAAGTAATAGTAGGATAAACAGATGCAAAGAAGGCATCAGCGATGTGATTTGGAACGAACGCGAATTCGTCCAAGAAGAGGATATTGAACGACATGCCTCTGACAGCACTTGCAGACGTAGAAGCTGCCAATATCTTACTGCCATTTTCTAACTCCAATGAACCCTTATTCCATGATATAATACCCTGCTGCATCCATCGTGGTAAGTTCTCATACGCAATTTGTAACCTACTGAGAAGTTCTCTAGCAGTTGATGCTTTGTTTGCTAGAATGCCAATATTAACACTGTCATTGAAAACCGCATAATGTAAAAGAAAAGAAACCACAGTCGTAGACTTACCAGTCTGTCGTGGCATCTTACAGATGTTAAATCTGTTTTTGTGGAAATTGCGAACTAACTTCTCTTGGAAGTCATACATCTTGAATGGTTGAAGACCATGGTCAAGAGTAACAATCTTCACATAATTTTTAGCAAAGTATACAGGATCTTCTTTGCACTTAATAAACTCCTCAATCTGTTCTTTCGTGAACTCTTGAGGTGTATTTGCTTTCTTTAGATTAGGATTACCAAGATATACGTCACTCATAAAAATTTACCTATCTAGTTTCTCTCCACTGAAATGCATTGTAAATATCTGTTTCACTAGTATCAGATAAATTTTCTACAATAATAGCAAAAATATTACTATCATTAGCATCAATGTTTTGTGCAATATAAGATCTTCTTGCAGTAGTTGGATTAAATGCAACCGTAGATGATGCTTGTTTTCCTGATGGATTATTTGCAGCAAGTAATGTTGAATTTTTCAAGTCTCCACCAGTTGTTGTAAAATTAGTCCCTGCTGTAACATTATATTCAACTGCAGAATCATCATTAGCACTTACCCAAGTTCCACCTGTAATATTATCGTTACTTGGCAATCTCCAAATCTCAAGTCTAGCATTTGTGGAAGCACTCAATACTTCAATATCAGTCAATCTAACTGTTGTTCTATTTGGAATTCCTTTGAATGTATCAGATAGTCTGATAGCACCTACACATTGTCTAAATGTGCTTTGTGTATTTCTTGATAAAGTTATTGGTCCGTTATGGGCAGCAAACTCAACACCAGTTTCAACATATCCACCTTCACTCATTACAGTGGAGCAGATTTGTTCCATTGATGTAATACCAACAGCAGCTCCTGTATTAGCAATCTCACATCTGATTGGAAGTGATGGAAGTGACCAATATGCATGTTCTTCTACATTAGCATGATTAAATTCATGGAAGTATATAGTTTGCCCACCTACAACAAATCCACATCTTATCCTACCCACACCCAACCATTGAAAGTCTGCTGCAAACAACTGTGTTTTGGTGAAGTCTAAAGTTGTACTGGTAATACCAGTGCCATCCATAGGATCTAAATTCCAATTAACTTGATTGACGATTGTATCACTGGTAATTCCTGTGTTATGTGATCGTCTTACAACAGAAACAGTACCGTCTCCTTCTTGTTGAATGAATACTCCGTCTCTATCATCATAATATCCCACTTTCTTTGTTGTATTTTCTCTTACATCAAGAAAATTAAAACTTGCCATTATATATTGAGACTTACCAGGCATGTAATGGTGATACATTCTGGATTGGTGAATAACCTGATCTGTTGCACCAGTTCCAACAATTAATGCAATAGATGCCGTATTTGGATTTACTTCAGTTGTAGAACCAGCACCAACAACTTTTGTAAGAAGTTCTACTTCTTCACCATAAATGTGCGTATAGTCGGCAAGTGTAAATGGTTGTGATGTTCTTGATCTTCCAAAAGCATCAACTCCTCCACCACTTGTACCAGTAGTTACTCCACAATCTCCAATGTTGCCATATCTATCGGCACACATGAAAACTTCATGAAGTGTTCTCTCCTGATTTAGATAATCTTGTGTATTCTTATTCCACTGAGCCATAAATTAGTCAACCCATTCTAATTTTGAGGGATGGTATCTTTTTACATTTTTGATATTAAAGTTTTTTTCTTCTACTGGATAAATGTTATGAACCAGTGCTCCAGGATATTGACCTTGCAACTTTTCTGTCAATTCATGCTTTGATGGAATTCCATTTTTTGTTACCATTTCAAGTCTATATATGCTATTTTGCCAAGTTATGTCTGCAACATAATTCTCACCAACCTGTTTTGGTTCTTCAGGTTGAGAGTTTACATATAGGTTTCCATTAAAGTCGCCAGAGATATTTACTGACTCTGACATAAATTTCTTAAAAGACTTCATGAGCACTTCCAACGACGACGAGCTTTACAAATTGGTTTATCTGGTGTTTTAGTACAATCAATGTTGTGCATATCCTGCTGACCTTTTGAACGGTCGCAGTAGTTTTTACGACGTTCAGCATCCTTACTACCTTTCTTTGGGTTGCCTGTTACAGCACCCTTTAGTTTGGAGTTAGGATTCTCACGACGATATGCTTTGATGGCTGCGTCTCCCATACCATCAGTTTTATCTGACTTATTAACTTTCTGCCAATCTTCATCAACCTGCTCAACTTCTTCACCCATTGCCAACATTGGTTCACCAGGTTGATAATGTGTCATATCAAATCTAGAAACCTTACATCCAGGATAAACCTTTTCAAGTGCATCCTGAACTTGATTTCTTGTAGGTCTGCTGACTTCTGGGAAGAAGATCTTCATCATCATATACTTACCTTTCCAGGTAAATGACACAAGGTAAAGATTGCCAGTTTTGGCAGGTACTCTCACTGCCTCTTCAATTTTATTTACTGAGGGGCACTTATTTTCTCCATGGATAGGACACTCTTCACCTTCATGGTTATGAGCACATCCTTTCTTCTCCTCCAGTTCGTGTTGCACACTTTCACTGGTTGCTTTCTTCCAACTTCCACCTGCTGCTTTATACTTCTTAGCAGCCCAACCATTGGCATAGGCAGAGGGATAGACATCAAACTTTGCTTTTGCTTGTGCCTTGAACTTTGACCAAAGTGAAGGATTGGTTGGAACATTTTTCTCTACAAGAATCCACTCCTTTTCACACTCAATTTTTTCAAGAATATGTCTCACCAATGGTGATGAACTCTCTTTAATTTTGTTTGATGTCATGATTGGTTTGCCTCCTTTACCAGGTCTGTCTGCCACTGGATCCTCTCTTCTTTTACGTCTTACAGCAGATGCTCTTTCTGCCTTAGACATTTTTGCTGCCTTTTCATTAGACAGGCATTTGGGTTTACCTTCACCCTCACCTCTAGCACATTTACCAATTCTCTCACCTTTGGTGTTGTATCTATCCCAACCACCACCACCTTTACCTCCTTCAGGACCAGAACCAAACCACTTTCTCAAGTCTTCACTTACAGCACCACCATTGCCATTCTTGATTTCAGAATCATCATCAATAGAATGACCATTCTCTTTACGAAGCATACCAGCAGGTCCAACTACCTTAAACCCTTTTGGGATATCCTTACACTTTTTATCTGTGTAACAGTAATATTTACCATCTGGACACTTCTTTTTCATTTTATATAAAAAGGTCTCTTAGTATTTATAGACCAATGATTGTGAGAGGATTTGAAAATACAGTTGCTACTCCACTGTTTGTATCATATTCAATTCTGTTACTTTCATAATCAAGTTTTTTCATATTTCCCAGATCTACACCATCACTTGAAATTCCAATAGCACCACCACCTGAATTAACTTCGCTAATGAGTCTAGGCATTAGTTAGCAGTCTCCAACACTGATAGAAGAACTTTGAGAGTGCTGTTAGCACCAGCACTTGCTTGAATAGAATCATTGGTCTGTAGAACCAACTTTCCATCTAAAGGTATATAAGCATCATTTACTGGAACAGTAGCATCCTTAATAATCTCAGTTGTTGTAGCACTTCTGACGTGAGACATTGTTACAGTTGTAGAAGAACTAGCAACATTTGTAATGTGAGCATATAGAACAATACCAGTGTAACCAGTCGGTGCAGTATAGATCGTCTGATTATTTGTAGTAAGTTCAATCGTTTCGGTTTTGAATCTATTAAGTGCTAACTGTGCCATTTAACTAAGTGCTAAGATAAAGGGTGTCATTTCTGAGAACAAACTTTTGGAGAACGCTCTACCACTGATTGTTCCTGTTGATTGGTTAATTTGTAAATCATCACCAATTCTGAAATTACCAGCTTGATCTGTACTGGTATAAATTACTCTTCCTCCATTTTGACTCAAGACTTCATTTTCTTGAATAGTAACTCCACCTCTCTTTGGAGTAGCAGTTGTAATATCATTTCCAGAACCAATATATTCAAATGTATGAGAACTAGCAATGATTTTACTTTGTTGGAAGAAGTATGCAGTTGATGCTACTCCAACTGTATTGAGTAAATTTTCAGCAAGTGTTAATGTAGTAATTCCAGAAACTATGGGTGTAGCACTATTTATTGTATAATAAGTATCTGCCATTACTGCTGTTGCAGTAGCTGTGGTGCCTGAATCTGGAGCAGAAATGGTGACAATTGCAGTATCTGTATATTGACTTCCACTGCTAATAATATCAATCTCTGTCACTACACCACCTTCAATAGTGGCAAAGGCAGTTGCAACCTCACCATTTGGTCCTGTAGGTGATGAGATAGTGACAGAAGGAGTAGAAGTATATCCACTACCACCATTGGTGATTGTAATTGATTCTACAGACTTATACAGTTGATCAAAATAAACAACTTGACCATCATATGGTCTTGTGGTTATAGATCCAACATTAACTACTACATTATCCTGTCCAGCAGCACCATTTGTTGTGACAATACCTACAAACTGCTGATCACTTACACCATCAGCAACTAATCCAAATGTTCCAAAACTACAATTACTATTGGCAACATCTGCCTGACCACCTTTATGAACAGTAATTGCTTTATCGCAGCAAATTGTAAACACAGAAACTAACTGAGCATAACCTTCATTGGTGACAGCAACACCAACACCACCTTGATTGTATTGAGTGAAAGCATCAACATTCATTGATTTGGTTTTCTCTGCCTTGTTGCCATCAATAAAGATGCCAGTTCCAGTTGTAGTGTCACTTGTGCAGTTTTGGATATAAGGACCTTTCCACTTACCACCACCAACATTTGTTGCACCAGCAGATGGGAAGGCAACAGCAGCAGCAGGAGCAGTATGACCAGAGAAGGTCATATTTGCCAGTTTGCATCCTTTATTGACATGAAATAAATCTTGTGTTGCATTATTGGGCAAAACTTTACAACTTCTAAGATCATCTCCTACAACTGCCACAAAAGCAGGAACTACAATTGGATTATTCTCAACATAATTACCTGATAGAACTTTGATGACTGAACCCGACTGTGCTACTCCAACGGCAGCGGCGATTGTCAGTTTTGCATTATCAATTGATGATCCATTGTTAGCATCATCCCCGTCTTTGGCAACATAGAAAACATTTGGTGCAGAATTAATACCTGTAGCAGAAGCATTTATGGTTACGTTACTACCAAGTATGACTTGACTATCTGTGATAGTGACAATACCAGTAGTAACTGTATTATTATCTCCATCAATGGTAATTGATGCTGTACCAATTGTAAGAATGCCAGTAATTCTGGCATCACCATTAACCAGTAATGCAGTTGTTGCAGTACCTGTGTTTACCTCAATTCCACTTCTAAATGTTGAGAGACCAAGTGAGTCAACATGAACAACATCATCATATGTTATTGTGCCACCAACATTTACATTTCCTGTTGCCTCAATATCACCAATAACATGAAGTGAAACTCCTGCCTTTGCAGTTGTTGTATTAATACCAACTGACTTAACAGTATGAATACCAACAGAATCAATACCCCATGTTCCAGCAGCACCAACACCACCAGCAGCAACCACCCATTTATTATTTGGGTTGTCCCATTTTAAAATATAATTATTTTGTAATCCTGAAGTATCAACATCGGCAAGATCCTTAATAAATCCTGCTCCACCGCCACCCATAGTGGATAGTTGAGTTTGAATCCTGTTTATGAACAACCTGTAGTGTTTTGATAAATCTTCAAGAGTTGCAAATTTTTGGTCAAGAGGTGTCAGTGGGTCAGTTTGTCCACCAGCAGTCTCTTTCTCATTGGGAGGTTCATTTAGGAGACCCTCAGTGAGATCAAATTGTGCTTTTTTAATATCTGAGGATATTTTTTTAATGTCTTCAAGACAACTTTTAACACTTATCTTAACAAATTTTACATCTTGTTTGAGTGAATCAATTTCATTATCATATTGTTTGATTTCTGGAAGAGAATCAAACTTTTTACCCACCTCTTCTTTTAAATTGTTAAAATATGAAAGAATTGTCTCATCTGTCTTTATACTTTCATTATTGATCCT